CCGGCCGCTCCGGCCGCACCGAACCGCACGAGCGCCCACTTCCCTGCCCCGGTGCCGGTTTCCTTCCAGAGGATCGTCGCTTCGCCGCTCGAGCTGCTGGTGAGCTGCGTGAGGTCGCCGTCTCTGGCCGTGGCGAACGTGTCTGATTCCGAGGCGACGAAGATCTTCGCCTGCACCACACCCGCCACCGCCACTCGCCCGATATTCCCGGCCGCGATCGGCTCGACCGCCACCACGAACGACGAGCCGCCAGTCGGCAGGCCGCCGGAGAGCACCGGCTGATCCTGAAACTGCTGCGTAGCGGATCCGGTCGCACCGCTCGGCGTGAAGACGACGCCGGCGACGGAGAGCACGCCCCAGCGGTTGACGGTGCCGGTCGTGTTGTTCTTTGCCAGGATCGGCTTGTACGGCACCGGGCCGGCAGACGGCCCGTCGGCGGTGCCGTTCGGCCGCTGGCCTAGGACGATGTTCGCGGCCTCTTGGGCGCGGTTCAACGCGCGGGCTGAGAGTTGCCCCTTGATCGGCCCAGGAGTTACGCGGCCGTCGCTCATGCCACACCGATGCCGATCTTGGAGAAGTCGCCGTCGGGGTAGACCTTGTTGACGTAGACGAAGAGCGGCTTGCGAATAACGATGTTGTTGTTTTGGTCATCCTGCGAAGCGTACTTCACCCACAAGAAATCGTGTCCGTACTTGTTGTATGCCGCGATGTCGCCAATAGCTTCTGGAGGTAGCGACGCGCCGAAAGCATCGTTGCCACGATTCGGGGTGGCGGAGAATCGGTACGACAGCGAGAACGGACCGTCGCCTTTTTGCGAATCCCATTCCTGCGAGCCGGTCATTCCGAGAAACAACACTTCGTTCTTGAGGAATCCGCGGAACGGAGCGGCGTTGACCGTGCCCGTCAGAAGATGCACCGCACGAATGTAGGCGGCGGTGACGTAGGACGAAGGAACGTCGTAGGCTTCCGTCCACTGGAGTTGCGGGACGACAATATCGACGCCGTTTACGTTTCGGTCATCGACGTTGATAGCGCCGTACATGCTTGGCTTGTTCTGCCCCTGCAACTCGCCGGCCGGACCGTACACCCTCTCGCCGGCCGCGCCGCCACGAGATTGCGTCACCGTCTGCGTCCCGCCGGTCGTATCAAAAGACCGCACCCGCTTCAGCGGCCCCGACTGCGTCGGATCGTCGGCACCGATCTTCTCGTAGTTGACGGTGACCTTCCACAGATCGTCGGCGTCGTGCTCGAGCGAATAGCTCTCGGCACGGAGCCGGACGAGCGGCTGCCCTGGATAGGTCCAGTATTGGTAGAGGTTGCTGATCCGGCTGTTGATATCGGCATGGATCGCGTCTTCGTTGGTGGAGCCAACGATGTTCCACACCCGCGAACGGACGGACGCATCGCGGCGACCGAGACGGAAGATCGTCGCGGAACGGCTGGTCGTGTCTTCGATCCAGTTAATCGCCATGCGGATATCCTCAGGGGCCGATGCCGCCGACGCGGGCCTGCCGTTGCAGCTCCTCGCGGATGCGCTTCAACTCGTCGAGCTGCTGCTTCTCGACGCTGCCGGTGCCGAGCTGGCCCAGTCCGAACGCCGAGAACGTGCCGGCGGTTTCCGTCTTCAGCGTGCCCGCCATCGGCACTGGCTTCGGCACCGGAAACCGATTCACCTGCGCCTGGAGATTCTGGTTGGCGTCCGCAACCGCCTGGGCACGCATGCCGACGTTGGAGGCTGTCCTGTCGGCACGCTCCTTCCTGAGCCTGTCTGCCTCAGCCGACATCGCCGCTTGCCGGTCGCGGCTGTCCTGCTGCATCTGCGCCTTTTGCTGATCGGTCAGTCCCGTGCGGCCGGCAAAGCCAGGCCTGTCACGGCCGCGCTGCTCGGCGTTGGCAGCGTTGACGGCGTCTATACGGGCAAACTCCGCCTTCGCGGCTTCATCGGATGTTCTGCCCATCCGCCGCCACATCTCCGTCCACCCCTTTTGGATGATGCCGGTGGTGTTGTCCCAATACGCCATCATCGCGTTGAGGACGTTATCCATTGCGCCAAGGATGTACCCGCCCCACTCGGACGTGGCCATGTCCACCCACATCTGGTCCCACATCTGAGCCATGCCGATCCCAAGGTCTGAGAAGACGTTCTGCACAGCTTCGATCCACGGGTCGAGCGATCCCATGATGGCCTGCTCACCGCGAGCCCACGCCGCGGCCCAGCCGGCCCACAGCACATCGACGGCCCCGGTGAGGTCGCCGGCCGCGATGGCGCGGTAGACGCCTTCGACGGTGAGATTGACCGTGTCGAGGAGATCACCGAAGACGGCCGTGAGATTGCCGATCGGATTGGCGAAGGCGTTGCCGATCACGCCGGCGAGCTTGCGGAAGTCCACGCCAGCCATCGCCGCGCCGGCGGCCAGACCGCCGAGGACCGCCACGGCCGCCAGCACCGGCCCGCTCGTGGCGAACGCCCCAACAGCGACGGCCGCGCCCTTGACCATTGCCAGGAAGCCGCTCACCGGCCCGATGGACGCCGCGATCGTGCGGGAGAGCGTCGTCATGGCGAAGCCAAGGGCGTAGGTGGCCGTACCCCAGACCGTGAAGTATCCGCCGACCGCGACCGCCAGGCGGACGAGCCCTTGGTTGTCGCGTACAAACTTGGCGACGGCCTTCGCGGCCCCGGCGACGACGTTGGCGATGCCGACAAACGCCGGCGCGACCGCCTCGCCGACAGCGTTGCCAACGTCCTTGAGCGCCCGCTGCATGTTCTCGATCTCGGCGGTTCGCTCGACGAACGCGCCGCCGACGGCCATGATCGGCCCGGCAATCCCCGCCCCGATCGCCGCCATGCCCATGCCGGCCGATTCCAGCGTCATGCCGACATCGGCGATCTTCGTGTTGATCGTCGAAAGCGCGGAGAGGAACTTCGAGGGGTTGGCACCGATCTCGACGTAGACCTGCCCGCCGCGAACTGCTGATGCGCTCATGGACTACCCTCCGGCGGGACCAAACAACTCGTCAAGGTCAGCCTGCGTCGCCATCCGCTTCGGCAGTGGATTCGAAGTCGTGAACGGATTCAGCTTGGATGCGTCGATCGCCGGCTTGCCCTGGCCACGGTTCGCGTTGGCGAACTGCGCCATCTGCTGTGCCGTGTGCCACCAGTCGGATTCAAGGCGGGCATCACGCGCCGCCGTCAGTTCTCTGAGGGTGCGGTTGTCGGGGTCGAGGCCGGTGATTCCGCAGCACTCCCAGATGACGGCCCAGGTGCCCGAATAGCCGCCTCCGCGTTGTCGATCATCTGATCCGCCAGCTCCTTCATCCTGGCTGACAGAGCCGCGATCGCGCTGCGGAGGCGCGGGGGGAAAAAAGCGATTAGCTCCTCTTCGACTGCTAGCCCTCCTTGCTCGAGCGACTCGCCCTTGAGTCCGTCGAGGAATTGCTCCTGCGTCAGCCCCTTTTCGGTGACCTGCGGCAACAGGATCGCGTACAGCGTCTCGCCGAGGGCGGAAAAGTTGCTGCGGAGAACTTGGAAGGTGCGGGCGATCTCGCCGGCGTCGATGATGTCGAACGGCACGGCCTCGGTCGGGGCCGGCTCGTCGGCCGTCTTTGGCGGAAGCACCACCAACACAGAGTCTTTGACGCGCTTCGCCGACGACACGGTCAGCGACACGTGCCACGGCCTGCCCTCGTTGTCTTTGAACTCTTTCATGAACGGAGCCCTGCTTGGGTTTTCAACATCTGGATTGCCCACCCGCGAACACCGTCCAGCGGCTGGCCGTCCGAGACGTTGGCTACAACTGCCGTAAAAGAGCGTCCCCCGGCGACAACAGCGATCTCCGCGCCGGTGAGTGCCGCCGCGACGGCGGTCGATGCCGCGGCGTCGTCGATTGTGTCCACCGTGATCGACACGCTATAGCCGGTCTGGTACGAAAAGACTTCGCGGCTTCCGAAGGGCTGGATCTCGCGGGTGACCCCGACGGTTCCAACTTCCACGTCACGCACGCCGGGCACGGCCACGCCGTCCCACGTCAGCCCCGCTTCTCGACCGAGAGAGATTCCCACGGCGGCCTCCGCTCAGGAGGTCTTCTTGACGGTGAGCGAGAACGTGACCGGCCCGTCGAGCGGCCGAGTCTCGGAAATGTTCGTCACGACAAAGCCGGTGTTGGCCGCGGCAAGGCCAGCGATGACGGCGGTGGCGTCAAGGCATTCAAGCGTTCCAACGCGTGTCAGCATCCCTCCGGTCACCGCCTTGTAAGAGATGCCGGACGGATTGGCCGTGCCGCGGTGCTCGACATTGACCGGTGTGACCGTGCGTTCCCATTGGAAAGAGGTAATGCCGGTCGCGTTGTTGTGGCCCGTTGGCGTTCCGCCGTCCCGGCCGAGAGTCACTGCCATGAGGGATTCTCCTTACTGGACGCCGCGGGAGAGCTGAACGCTGTACGTGATGATGTCGTCGAGCGGCTCGGACTGGCTGACGCTGGTCACGAGAAACTTGACCGCAGAAATGTTGTGCCCATTGGCCCCGGAAGCGCTGTAGACGACCACGCTGCCGGCTTCGACGCCGGGCGTGTCGTTGCACGTCAACTCGCTGGTTACTTCGGCCCAGCCCTTCCTAACGCTCGTCTCCGTGTCGCCAGCTTTTGCTGTGGCGATCTCCGTAAACGAAGTCGTGATCGACCCTTCGACGACGTTGGAGATGCCCGTGTACGTGACGTTCTTGCCGAGGACGATGGTTTCGCCGGCCATGCGAGAGCCTCCGCTTGGGGTGTGGCTCTATCGTCGGCGGCGAGGCGGCAAGCCCGGAGGGGGTGTGGCGGGT